GCCCAGCGCGTGTCGGGCGCCCAGACTTTCCCAGAAAAGAACAGGTCAGCCACCGCGTTCATCCGCACCACCTTGTCGTTGCCACGCGATGGTGTGTACTCGGCTACGGGGATGCCCATGTTTCTGAGTTCGTATATTAAAGGCGCACCTGCAGCCTTCTTTTCCACGATGAACGCGTCGGGTTCCCACTCTTTGTAGTGCTTGAGCGCGACTTGCTTGAGTTCGGGAAACGCCATTCGATCCTTAAACGCGTCCAGCAGAATCAACTGCGGGGCGTCGCCCTCTTCTTCGTTATAGAACACACCCCACGTCGTGCAGGCGCTGAAGTCAGAGGTGGTTTTTGTCTCGAACGCCGTGTCCCAAGACTGGATCACGTACTCGCACGTGGGCGGATCATCCTTTGGCCACAGCCGCCAGTGGTGGCGCCCTACGATGGCAGAAGAGTCTGCCGTAGGCTGCTGCATGTACTGCGCGTTCCAGAAACGCGGGTCCATGTTGGCCTTTTTGGACTTGAGTTGGTCCAGTGGCCACTGCTCTGGCCACAGAGACTTCTCATTCTCTTGGCTTTCGTTCAGGATCGCGGGCAGTTCCACGATCTCCCACTGGTCGGCGTCGGGGTTCTTGGTCTGGTAGTCGATGAGACGCCCGGTGAGGTCAAGAAGTGACCATCGCGTCATGATGACGATGATGGCACCACCCGGCATCAAGCGTTGCAGCGGGCCGGTCTGGAACCACGACCATGCCGTGTCGAACGCGAGCCTTGAATTTATTTTTACATCTTGTTCGCTATGAGGATCGTCAATAACGAACAGATCAGCACCGCGACCAGCCAGAGCACCACCGACACCAGCAGCGTAATACTGGCCTCCCTTGGAGGTTGACCACTTACCGGCGGCTTTTTGGTCTTCGGCAACACAGGTTTCGGGGTACAACTCAGCGTATTCGTCGCTGGCGATCAGGTTTCTGATGCGCCGACCAAAGTCTTCGGACAGGCCCGCCGTGTGCGTGCCCATGATGATCTTCTTCTCTGGGAAGCGCCCCAGGAAGTATGCGGGGAACAGGTAAGAACTGAACTCGGACTTACCCATACGCGGGGCGATGTTGATGATCACCCGCTTTTTCTTGCCCGCAAGCACGTCCTCGAAGATGCGCGCCAGCTTTTTGTGGTGCGGGCCCACCTTGAACCCCGGATAGACGTGTTTGGCGAACTCAATCAGGCTGGTTTTGGCCAGGGTTCTAGACAGACGACGCTCTTTTTCCTCCAGAGCCTCAAAAAGCTCGACTTTTTCTGCCAAAGACAGCGTCGGCAGCGCCGCCTGGATGGCGGTAAGCTCGCGTGGGGTCAGACTAGTTAGATTCTGCAGGTTCATCGGGTGTCGGCTCGTTATTTTGCGGAGCCTCGTCCACTACGTCCTGGCTTTCAACCACGTCTATGACGTCCGTGACCTGCATGAAGCGGTTGATCTTGTCCTTAATCTTGGCCTCAAGCTCGGCATCGGACAGGTCGGCCTTTTTGACCTCCACTCGATCCGTGAACAGCGCCACTTCTGTCACCCGCCCGAGCATGTCGAGCGCCTTCAGCCGGATTTTTGCGTCGGGGTGCTTGGTTTCCTCAAGGATTTGGCTCACGGCGTAGCCGCGAAGCTCCTTGGCCTGCTCCACAAACGCCCAGTCATACGCCACCAACATCCCTGTTAGGTGCCGCACAGCGGGTGGAGTCTTCAACTGGATGAGCGCCTTGCGCTGTTCCTCCGGCGACTGGGTGGTCATGGCCTGAAAAGCCTGCCGTGCCTGGGAGGCGGCTGCGGACTGCTGGGATTCTTCGGCGTTGGTGGCGCCCATTTCCTTGAGCCAGTCTGCGGTAGATACCTGGGCGGCTAAGACTTCATCCGAAGTCGCCTTATCCAAAGGCGTCACCTCGTCAAGGGTGGCCAGTGGTGGCTTGTAGTCAATCAGGTGTTCAAGCATTTCGAAGCGGGGCTTGCGTCCGTAATTGGGCGGAGTGTATAGTGGGTACCGAGCGGCGTGCAAGCGTCTCTCAGGTATGTGTTGGTTTTGTTTCTCCTTTCAGTTGCTAGACTGATCTCGCCCCGGCTGCAAAGCACGGGGCTTTTTTTCGCCCGTGCTTGTCAAATTTTTATAATATACCGGGGGGTATTTTATTTGAAAAGGTATGGGGGTGGGTTTTGTATTTGGGGTTTGTGGCGAGTTTCTGGAAAATGCTGAGTGTGGTTGGGGATTAGTGTTCACACAACTACGCCACCTCGCTGCCAATATTGGGGGGTGGGGGTAGGGTGGGGTCGAGATACCTAGTTTCTTAGAATCCCGGAAACCCCAGTATGCTACAATAGATTCATCGGTTGGGAGAAATCCCGCCGACAGCACGGGGAAGGTTTCTTCCCCGTTTTCATTTGTCTCATCACTTGGAGGTATCCACCATGAACACACTCAACCAATTCGCATGGCAACTCGGTGCACACGCTCGCATCACGCAAGCCCACTCACTTGTGTGGCACAAGGCGTATGTGAAGGCCACACCTGAGACGCAAGCTGCGTGGCGTGCCGACTTCATCGTGCATTTCCTGCGCGGCAACCTTGAGGTCACAGAGGCGCAAGCCAAGGCCATCATGGGCAAGTCCCGCACAGACCGCAGCACCGCCCATCAGAACGCCTACCGCGCTGCCGAGATGAAGTTCAACTACCACATCCGCCGCAACTCCAGCGGCGATGCTGAGCCTGCTAAGCCCACCCGCACGACTGCCGCAGAGAAGGCGGCGTTCGCTCGGTTCCTGGCTGCGTTCGACGGCGATGTGAAGCGTCTGAAGGCTGTCGTCAAGGCTCTCGCCTGATCCTGGGAAGATTTCTTCCCCGATTCCTGCCGCACTCCCTCTGCGCGAGGGGGTTGCGGTTATTTCCGTTCGCCACGCGAACTCTTTTACTCCGGAGGTTTCCCATGTCCAAGCAACTCAACCTGCGTCTCGGCTCCAACATCCCTGAGCACATCAAGGCCGAACTGCGCCGCCTACGCGCAGAGTGTGTGGAGCGCACCGAGAGCAACCGCCGCAAGCAACGCGCCCTCGACAACGCCGAGCGTTACGAGACTTGGCAAGAGATACAGCTGGCCTCACTGCCCATCAAGGGCCGTCGCTGACCGGATCGGGGAAGGTTTCTTCCCCGTGTCCAACTTTTGTCAGGGTTTACCCTCGGTTTTGGGTAGCTACCCACCTCCTCACTACCTACGGGCGCAACATTGGGTAGCGTAAGCTGTTGATTTGTATGAACTACTACTACTACTACCCAACTACCCATATATATAGAGGTACACCAAAAAGATTTGTTGTTGTTCACCCAAGCACGCCAGCTTTTTCTTTCTTAAAAAACTTTGCCATCTGTGCTTGCCCCAAATTCTGGGTAGTTGGGTAGCTGCCCAACTTCGTGAGCCGCATCAATCACTTACACTACCCAATGTCTCGCCCGTACCTTGTGAGTAGGTGGGTAGCTACCCGAACCCTTACACCAAGCTGACACTACCATGCCATCCAACACCACCAAACCCCTTGCCACACGCCGCTGCACGCTGTGCTCACGCGACCTACCCCTGCGCCTGTTCCGGCGCTGGTCAAGGCTCAAGCTGCGCCTCGAAGACTCCTGCAATGCGTGCATCCCACCCAAACCCTACAAGGCGATGACCAAACGCGAACGCATCAACGCCCGCTCAACCTCACACACCAAGGTGTCACCTGCCTACCTCGACGCCATCGACAGGCGAGAACGCGAGCACTTCAAAAACAGCGTCTTGCCTGACCGAGCCTACGCAGCCCACTCAAGAACCCGGCGCGAGAACTGGAACGCTGCCCTGCTCAATGCGGTGCGTGACGAGTTCGCATGGGCAAGCAACACCTACCTGCGTCACAGGTCGATGGTGGATAAAAACAAGGCCGAATACCAACCGTATGTAGCCTTCTACAAATACTACGCCGACCTGCTCAAAAGAATCCGAGATACCGCCACACCCAA